GGGTGTTGCTATTATGTAAGGTTGAACTTACGAACGCCCTTGCCTGACTTAGCAAGGTAGATAGCTAGGTAACCGTAAAGGTTGATTTCAATCTCGCCTGATGTAAGAACATTGACGCGAAGCTGAGTTGTTGGTGACTCCCAGACATAGACTGATGCAGGAGCAACGAGGAACGCTGAGTTATCAACGATTCCTGATGTGCTGATGTTGTGATCTACGATGAGGTCTGTACCAAGTACGCCACCGACTACTGATGTAGCGACTGCGTTGCCTGATGCGTTCTGTGTTGCGCCTTGTGCTGAGTAAAGTGCGCGACCTGTTGTGTCTGCGTATCCTGCGATAGCTGCCCATTGGTCTGTGCTTGCAACGAGCTTGTTAGCGAAATCGCCACCTGTGCCCTTGTAAGCTGCTGCGCCTTCTACAGAGATGAAGCTCTGAAGTCCTGCTGCGGTTGCAGCGGTTGTTGCTGCAGTTGTTCCGTTAGCTACGAAAGCTGCGAGAAGAGCGTTGTCTGTTGCCTTCTCGTATGCCTTGCGAAGCTCTGCCATCATGAGCTCCATGAAAGCAGGTGATGAGCGATCTACGAGCTCGAATGAAACGCGCTGCAATCCTGAGAACTTGTTGATGTCAACTGTGTCATACGCAGATGTCATACCTGTTTCTGATGGAGCTGAACCTTCGTTTGTGTCTGCAACTGTTGGAGCTACATCCGCTGATGAAGCATTTGTGTAAAGGCGGGGAACTGTAAAGGACATCCCTGAGTCAATTAAAGCTTGACGAGTTGAAGCTTCAAAAGCTGGTCGACCTGTGAAGGTATCTGTGATGAATGTGTTGAGGTGCTGTGGGAGTGTTAGTCCTGTGTTTGTTGATGTTGAATCATCAGCTGCACGAACTGTACGGCGGGCTTCATCATCGCCAAGTGCTGACTTGATTGATGCCTCTAGGTACTGTGCTGATGTGATTGGAGCTGTGCGCTCTTTGACATAGTGTGATGCCGCAACTGTTGGGCGAGCCGCTTCTACTGCTGCTGCTTCAACTGCTGGAGCTTCAACCTGAGTGGTTTCTTCCACTTTTGGCTCGCTTTCTGGTTGGGTTTCCTCAGCAGGAAGAACTTCTTCTGCTGCAATCTCTAGCACCTGAGCCGACTTAAATGCTGGCTCTGTTACGAGAGAAACTTCTTTTAACTTAGCCGATGAAACGACTGTGTGACCATCGCGCGATGGCTTGGATGCAATAATCTCTGCACCGATTGAAAGTCCTGATACGAGTCCTTCTTGTGCCATAACGAGTGCATCATTACCGCCTGATGATCGTGAAAGCTTGAAGGTTGCATAGATGCCATCTGCACGAACATCAGCCGCAATCATGCGACCTACTGGCTTCTTCATGTCGTGCTGGGATAGAAGGCGAATCTTTGATACATCAGCGATGTCGATAGAGCCAGCTTCAAAGACAACGCCACCGAGGTTGGTGTTGCCAATCTCGCCTGTACCCATTGGCACAATCTTGCCTGAAATTTCGCGACGTTCTTCTGAGCACTCGATAGATGCTGCTTCGATATATAGGGTTTCCATTTAGCTGATTCCTTCGCTTCCGTTAGGAGATAGGTCGGTCATTTCCATAGCTTGCTCTGGAGTAACTAACCCGAGAGTTAATAGCTTTTCGATTACCTGTAGTTCAACGAGTGGGTCGTTCTTGAGGAATGTGTCAAAGACTGCAAAGCGAACTTCATGACCCGCAGTAGAGATATCATTCATAGATAGACGGCTCTGAATTGCTTGGATGTAAGGTTCAATAGATAGCGCATAGAACTGCTTGCGCTCATCCTGCACATTGGCATATGTCATAGTTGTATTCTGATCTGCTGAAAGATAATAAGCAGGTACATTCATAGCTCTAGCAATTTGAGTGCTGAGATTCTGAACTGAGTCGTTATACATCATGTCTTTAGGGCTAAAAGTTACTGGCTGATAATCAAGAGTAGATGTCAAGTAAGCAGTAGAGTTATTTTGACGGCTACGCTTCCAAGCGGCGAGTAATCCTTGAACTTCATTAGCTGGTAAGTCAGCTCCTGAGTTCTTAATGAATCCTGCTGGTTGTGGCTGAGCTGAGTTAATGCCAGCTGCACGATCTACATCGATAGCGGCTTGGATAGTTCCAGATGCGCGCTCTAGAACGCCTTCATCGAATCCCTGAATGGTAACGATGTCGTTCATGTCAATAGGTGCTGCATCGATGTAATACTGAGTGACCATGATGCCCTCAAGGTCAGTTGTATATGTAACGCGTGGGTTAGCAATCCACTCGAAGGCTGCAGGGCGACCATCTTCTGCGTAGCGCTCTGTCACACGAAGATAAGCAACGCCATAGAACAGAAGCGAATCAACGCACCATGTAAGGGTTACGAATGATGGCTGGTTCTTTGCAAGTTGTGTGATCCAACGCGGTGGAGCAATTACTTCGCCTGTTGACTTGTTGTAATACTCAAGTGGGATAGATGCAACAGTTCCACAGATTAAGTTGCGAGCTCTAGCTACTGACGGAACGCTCATAGCGTTCTTACGAGATATCTTAGGGAGAATGTAATTATAGATAGAGGGTATGTTGTCGCCCATGATTTGTGGAGCGGCTTGTGCTTCGACAATAAGTGGCTTACGCGAGAAGATACCCATAGGGCATAATTATACCCTACTCTGAGTAAATCATAGCGCTTTGTTGCGGTTTTAAGAGTGTCGAAACTACCATGACGGTTGCAATCGCCCCTGATATATCTCCAGCACTTTTGCGTTTGATAATTCTCCAGCTAGAGTCATTAGTCTTAGCTGCGCAGTTGTTCATCATCTGCACCCATTCTTCTTGCCCTGAGTGAACCATGCGCCTGTTATCAAGTGCATCTTTTAAGTCCGTACACGCGGTATAGAATTGAGCTCCAGAGATGTTGGTCATTACCTGCCCTGCATTGGCAAGGCGGTCTGCAATTGACTGGGTCGCATAAGGGTCAAAGCAGATAGATCGTGGGCGGTACTGGTCAGCCCATCCTTTAATCTCTGCAGCTATCTTGAGTTCATCGACTGAAACATCCGAGCTCCATGTTTGCGCAAGACCAACTCCAACTCGACCATTTGGGAGAATCTGCCCAATAACCAAAGCCGCATTTCTACGAGATGGACTGACATCAAAGGCGAATACCGTGTAAGCACCGACTGAAAGCGCCATGTCAGAGTCACTACATTCTTCCAAGGAGCCATGAGTCCAAGGAGAGCTAAGAGAATCAATCCATTGGCAAAGGAGCTCCGTTCTGGTGTTTTCAATAGGGCTAGTTGCAACTGCTTCTTCAAGGGCTTCCTCTGTGATGGTATATCCGAGCGCAGGGTTAGCCTGAGCCCAGCCGTGACGATCTGTCACCTTGCAATACTGTGGCGCTGAGTATTCGTAGAACCCAAAAGACTTAGGCGGATTCTCTAGCGCTCGCTCGCGCATGCCGTTTAAGACAAGGCTGAAAGCGTCACCTGCGTTACTTGTGAGAAGTGTCTGGCTATTCGGTCTAGCTCTTGTAGTTGGTATTGCAGCTCGATACCCTTCTTCAGTAATCTCTCGAAGTTCATCGATGTAGAGGAAATCTGCAGTTCTTCCTCGAGAGCCATCTCGAGTTGCTGCGACAACATCAAGGCGCGATCCATTGAGCATCTCAATCGATTCAGTTCCGTTAGCGTGTCGAATCTGTTTAACGAATCCTTTGAGGTGGTCATTACTCTCCAATACTGAGGCTATCTGCCTAAAGGTATCTAGTGCCATCGAGCGATTCGAGGACATGATCAGGACATTCTTTGATTCCCACTTGAGCAGGTGAGCCAAGATAAGCATACGAGCTAGGTGGGTCTTGCCGTTCTGTCTAGCAATCAGAAGCAGGTTTGTCTTGCGTACCCAGTTGCCAGCCTTGTCTACTGTGAGCATATCCTTGAGCACATGCTCCTGCCAAGGGAGTAACGGCATGTCAATTATCGTGCATAAGTCTTTTACATCTTGAAGCTTGTTCTGCCCCTTTAATGGGATGCTCTGGAGCCTTGGTTTAGTTGACCCCCTAAGAGCGTGTTTGCGTACGGCTGGCATCGGGTTAGTTCTGGACTGGTCTGGTTAGAAACGGACTGTTCTGGGGTATCTCCGACCGCATTGGAGAGAGGCGGGCAGGAAAATCAAGGGGGGTACGCATCTCCTCTAAAAAAACGCCCTGTGACTTCTTGTTCTTCCTACTGTTACATGGCTTGCATGCACTCACCATGTTGTTAATATCAATAGCCAGCTCAGGTGCTTTAGATACTGGTATCACATGATCTATCGTCATGTCCTTACCCTCATAGCCACAGTAGTAGCAAACCCATCCATCCTGTGCCAGCTTCTTCAGCCGCACTTCCTTATACTTCTTAGATAGTCTAGGGTCGCCCTTCTTAGTAGCCATTAGTGCCAACCCTTCTCAAGCCAATGCTCCCATGCCTTACATGGTAGCCCATCGTAGCGATGATCTATGTATTTCATACCATAGTTAATCTGCTCAATAGGTGATAAGTCTTTGATGATTGGGTTCTTTAGCTGAGGTATGCCATATACCTGTTTAGATCCATTTAAGTTACCTATGGCTCTTGGGTTAAATGCTGATTCTTTGCCATATAGCTTAATTAAACATAATGATTCTGATGAATCGTAATTGAATCGTATATAAGTCTTTGGATCTATGGTCTTGATTGGCGCTGAATCTGCGGGCGAAGCTCCGATAGATAGAGCTATACCAATAGCGATGGCTACCGAGCAAGCTACGCCTTTCAGGCTTGCTCTGAGCCCTTGATGGGCTCTAGCCGTGAGAGTACCATGCGTGTCAAGCATGTGGATAACTTGGGCGTGTCGTGAGCGTGTAATCATGTTTTGTACCTACTTTATCCACAGGTGTTGATAACTACCTGTTGTCAGTTGAGTAAAACCCAGTTCCCTTAAAGATGGCGGCTGGAACGCTTGAGTAAATCTTATTCATAGGTTCCCCACAAAAGGGGCAGTCCACCATGTGTGGCTCATGGATAGCGAGAACATGATCTAGTATCGCGGTGGACTCGCAATCATCATTCCTGCATTGGAATTCATAGCTTGGCATTATCGAGCTTCTCGCATATCGGACATGATGAACCTTCCATAATCGTATTACCGCAGATGCAGTAGATAGGGATAAGTTTATCAGTATCAGCTTGGAATTCAGCGTAACCAGCTTTAATAAGTAGTTGCACCAAGTCACCAAACCGCATAAAAGCTAGGTAATTCTCCGCCGATTCACCTTGCCCATTCATACGGCTCACCACGAACGGTAGCTCTTTGCCATCCGCCCGCTTGGTAGCTTGGCGCAACCACTCGAGAGGCTGGAAGGATGATCGTGCCTTTATCTCAACATCGAAAGGAACATTGAGAATATCCTTGCCAGCCCCACGCCCGACATTAGCGAACTGCCACCATTGGCGCAAGTAGTCAGCTACAACCCTTTCAGTCCTTAGCCCACGATCCTTGCGGTGGCGAGTCATTAGGCTTTACCTAGACTAGTAATGGCATGGCACTTAGGGCATGACCAAGTGAAACCATTCAGGTAATCCCCACCAGTCACGACAATATCTTCCATAGGGAAAGGCTCATTACATAGATGGCAGATAGTAGTTATTTCAGGATGGATAGGCGGATTAGAGCCAGCCGTGTTCATCAACTTACTCATGATTGCAATTTCTTCATCGCTTGGGAACTTCTCCCACTCGCCGTCTTGATTCATAAACTCTAATGTACCCATATCACCACTTCTTCTCTTGAGGTTTCCATGCGCCATCAGCGCCTACTTCATACCAAATAGGCTCCATGCATTTACGAGATGGAACATTAGTGCAAGCAAAGTGACCCCACGGCTTGTTGTTCTTGCCTTGACCTGTGCGCCATGACATCGGCTTGCCGCACTTACAGTTAGGAATATCCCGCTCTGTCTGTCCACCGATAATGTCCTTGACCATCTTAACCGCTTCATCCACCGTGCTGGCTGGCTGAGCTTCCCTGATAGTCCACGGATCATCTTCTTTAGCTACTGGCACGTATTCCTTAGCGGTTTCAGCTAGGCGAGCTTTGGTTTCAGCAATTACGGCTTCTGTGTTCGCCTTTACTGCAACCTTGCTCATTTCTTCCCGACTTGCTCTCTTGCCCTTTGTCGCATATCCAGCGTTAGCCAAAGCGCGACCGATAGCAGATGTTTCACAATTCTCAAGCGCACTTGTGCTATTAACTCCGCGACCTTGAACTGTTTCTTCGGCAAGTCCAGTAGCCCATACAGGGTCGCTTCCGTTCTTATACAATTCAGCCCTAACGACAAACTGCGAGCCCGATCCAGAGAGCATGCTAGTAACGATGCGACCGTCTGGATGTTCTTTCCAGAACTTGATGAGTCGTTCTTCGACCGTTTCATAATCATCTAAGTTAAATCCCATTCTTCTCATTCGCTTCCTTGAGCTTCCAGCCCATAGATTTGAGCTCTCTTAGAATCTGCTCATTCTGATACACGATTACTTCTTGGTAAGCATCTCGGGCAAGTGCCGCTTCTTTCAATGCTTCTAATTCATCCCATTTAAACATAAAGGTCATTCTCCTGTGTGTGTAGTTGTCCAGCTATAGCCATGTAAGCGGCTCCGTCGATGTAGTTATCGACCTTTCCTGTTTCCATGCTTCTTGCGAGCTTGACCAATGCCATACAACTTGCGACCTGATAGTCAGTAATTGGCATTTCGAGGAATGAACTCCAGAGTGCGGCAGTTCTTTGCATATTGTCTGATGGGTGACCGTAGTCCATACCACGATCTTGAATGATTGCTTTTGCTTCTGTGAGGAAATCACCCGCGTTCATCGACTAACCTGCTGGAGTGATTCATAGTGCTTACGGACTGCCTTGCGACCCTTGACATATCCATCGTGATAGCCAGAGTAGCGACCTAGTGCAAAAGCCAGCACACATACTGCCAGCGTAATCAATTGAGCTATTGTCATGTTGCCCTTTCTTGTAGCCAGATTTTGACTACATGGGCTAATTTACCCTAGGGGCGTGACTTCTCCACGATATTTAGATAACGGTTTGATAACGATTTGTGCTACATCTTCGTCCTCGAAGTAAGGATTAGCGATTCCTTGGTCTGCCATAGCGCTTTCCTGCCACGATAAATGTGCCATCCTTTTCGATGTGGATAAGGTCAACCTGAACATTCTTATCTTGAACATACATGATCGCAAACGATTGCTGCCAGTTCATCACCCCATGGGTGTAACTCGCCTTGCGTGTGTCCATGATGTGCCCACATTCGACACCTTGCAGGATACGCCCTACGCGCCCCCCAGAAGCCTCTGTAAAGCTCGAACGCCCTGACCTGTGAGTATGTCCTGAGATTACATTCTTACCCCGCCTACGCGCCCCCTCAAGGGCTGAGAGCCCGCCTTGTGGCTTGATAGGGGTATGGTCACCATGTACGGCAATCCAGTTAGGAGCTATGTTCATCTCGTCACGGTGGAACTTGATGCCAAGCTCATCGAACTTGAGGAACTTCTCAAAGCGAAGCTCAGGCAAAGAGCCTAGGGCTGGAATCTTAGAGCTAATCTGGTTATACAATCGATCCGTGTGATTGCTTCTTATGACATCCGTACAACCCAGCTCCCATAGAATCTCTACAGTCATGTTGCGGTTATCGTCTAAGGTCTGAGCAAACCACTCAGCTTTCCCCTCACTCCAACGCCCCAGCTCTGTCATATCCATTTCGTCACCCAAGGTCACGGTCTGGTCAGCCTTAAAGGACTTGGCAAACTTGATTACATTTCTTACAACATGTTCATCGTGTAGGGGAATCTGTAAATCTGGAATTACCAAGATTCTTTTCATCAATCCTCATCATCTTCATAGGGGATGTTATCGATGCGATTGGGTAGGTTAGGGATGATCCAATCAGGAAAGGATTCACGATCTGATAGCAACCAGAAAGCATGAGTTTCTGTAAATCCAGCTTTACGCAAGGATTTATAGTATTCATTCAGAGCTATTGCATAAGCATCTAAGGCACTATAAGTGTCTAGGTCGATGGTTGGTCGTTTCCTTGCCATAGCTTTATTCTCCCCTAGATACCAGCAATTCGTATATCTTGTCAACGCGTGTTTCTAATCTTTT